TTACACACCCCCTATTCCGATGTTTCGTTTGTTCATCTGGTTAGCTTCGGACAGCCTTGCGAAGTTGATCTGCTCAACCTGATTCCTTGCTTGGTTGGATGCAGTACCAATTGCCTTTGCTTTCTCTATGCCCCTGTTAGCCATAGCTCCCATGAACCTGTTGCTGTTCGGGTCTATGCCAAGCCTACCCGCTTCTCTCCTGAGACCTGCCTCTTCGTCAGCGAAGGAACTGGCAATGTCAGCTCTGGCTTGCTGCACTTTCTCCTCGGGGTTGATCCCCTTCAGTGCTTGCTTGTAGTACTCAGCCATCACAGGCTTAGCCAGCTGTGTCTCTTCCCTGATGTTGCCAAGAATGCCCTGAGCTGTGTTCAACTTTTGCAGCTCTGTCTCTGTCTGCGCTGGGATGAGTGCACGGTTGGACGCAATCTGTTCCTTCTCCATCGGCTGATAGTAGCTCTCATAAAACTTGAAGTACTCGTCAGCGATGTTCTGCTCCTTCTCAGCAACCGTTGCCATCCTCGCATTGTATGCGTAGTCAGGTGTGTTCACCGTTGTTGAGGTGGAACTCCCACCACCCTTGAACCGCACACAAGGCCCGAACACCTCGCCTTCCAGAATCTCACCCGTCAAGCTGTTCATCATCACTTGGTGAACTCTCATCTCTCAGATCCTTCCTTGTAATGTATTGCATAGTGCATGTGATACTGTGACCTTCCTTGCTCCAAAGGTAGTGAGGCACCTCACCAACTTCTTTGAAGCCAACCTTTCTCGCATACCCGAGTGCAAACTTGTTATCACTCGGTGTCATGCCCATGATCACCTCGTAGCCAAGGTGGTCGAAACAAATTCTCATTGCCTCTTTGCCAATTGGCACTCGGTCCTTCGTTCCGAACAGCTCTACAAATAAAGTGAAGTGACATGTGGCATGTGTTCTCTCAAGTCTATTCAACCACCACATTGCAACGGGGTGGTCATCAGGAGCCAGGACAACGTGCAAGATTGCGCCTGGACTTTTCATGAGCTGTAAGAACTGCTGTTCGTCTTTGATCGATCCATCATAGAACAGCTGATCACCTAGCCCCTCTTCATATACTCTTCTGTACAAACCGAGAATGTCTGAATCTTTGAATGTCGGAATACCATCAACCGTAGTGTACGGCACAAACCTGTACTTCATTCTCCCCCCTCCAAATCTTAGTGTACTGTGGATAGCTCCCAAACATTTCTGTAAGACTGCCAGCTCCACAGCTCACCTGTTAGACCTGCCAGAGACGCATCATCGTCAGTCATATAGGTTGCAGTCCACACATACTTTGAATCAGTCCCATGACTGCTTATCGTCATTACGGAAGCTTGATTTACACCATACCTACACTTATACTCAGTACCCCGAATAACAAAATAATTGCTCCAAGAATTCACACAGGGCTGCTTCCAACCCCAAATACCAGAGCTGCCAACATCGTAGTCCGTTGCGACAATACGCATCATATTAGCAGAGCTGCTCCAGGTCAAGTTACCATCTGCCCCATAGAGGTTGAGACCATACGAACCAGAAACAGCATCGCTGTTTTCCATTGGGGTATACACCCTCCAGTTTACTGGCTGGTGAGACCCACTAGGTGCAGACATGTATGCCAGGTTAAATCCTATAAAATCAGAACCACTCATCACTATGCTCTTGACACCAGCAAACATTTCTTCCCCTGAGTCCTCTGGAAAGTTGAGGGCAACAAGCGGAACCTTTGTCGTAGAGCTAGAGAATTCTATGTACTCCACACCAATCTGTGTACCTACCCCGGTTGCTGTGAAGTCACCTTCCTCGTACACCTTGAACTGTGGTCTGATGGTACTGATAGTCGCATCACCAGATACATTATGAACTTCCAATCCCCAGCTACTCATGACCCAACGTATGCGCCTCCGTAGATAAAAACATAAACCAGTGTGTCACAGTCTGGTATGTCCCCCTCTCCGAACCCAGTTGGATATGGGTGCCAATCGAATTCTGTTTCGCTGTGCCAATGGCAATACACTGGAGCACCTAGCGTGTGCTGCCCAGCTGTTTCTATCGGAATGCCTATCGTAATCTTTTTGTACCCCTCCAGCTCAGGATGGTCTTCACTGTCTTCATCCCCAGCTGTAATTATTTTATGAAATGCAAAGGATGGGTAAGACCCTGTCAAGTCAAGAGTCACATTACCAACTGAGTCCCAGCATTTGAGTCCGTACTTTTTATCCTTTGTAATGTCACCCCCTGTTATTGAGGTTGTGACCAGAAGTGGGGATTCTTCTGGTAACCCGGATGGAAGCGAGATCGGTATTGTAGCACTGCATGCACAGGTGTACGTTACCCAGGCACAGTTTGTCCCACCCGTGTACTCAGATGGGTTGAACGATTCAGCATTATGGTCATGGTGTGTTATGACAATTGATGGTCCATTAGTTGCATCAGGACCATCGAGTGTCCCCTCAGCCTCTGAGGTCCAATCAAAGTCAGTTGGCTTTGTGCTGACAGTTGGGTTTTCATCCAACAAAAAAGCTACTGCAAACCATTTCTGGTCTCCCGAGGTAATTGTGGTATGTGAAGCCACTGTCCATGTGCTGCTGTTGGCATTGTAATACCTTGTAGCATCCAGATATATTGCACCGCTTACCTCATAAGATTTGAGGCTGGCATTATGACTGCCTGTCCAATTCATCTTGAAGGCATCCTTGGTCCCACCCTCAGCAACCTTCCAATACACAGCTGTGGCTAAACCGTAAACGGTGACAACAACACTGCCCCATGCCAGTGTCCAATTTTCACCTACAGTTGCGTCCCTTGCAAAGGAAGACGTAGGCCAATCAAGCACTGCAAATTGAATGAGCAGGTTACCCTCAGTGGGTGTTGTACCCCAAGCCCCTTGTGTTATAGAGGTTGTGGCTGCTGCTGTTGTATCTTTGTATTGAACAATTGACGGAGCTGCCATTGCTTTTCCTTACACAGGATCATTCACTTGTATATATGCTGCCGTTGTTGTCACACTGTCATCAGCAGTAACCGCTGTCGAAGTACAAGCCCAATAAGCAAGCAGGGTTGATGTGGAGGTGTCCACGATTGCTAGATAGGTGATTGTTCCTGCTGTGTCAATTGGTATTGCAGTGAGAGGTAGTAAGTAGGTTCTCCTTCCACCAGTGACATCATGGTAAGCAGCAAAGTCTGAATTAGAGATTGACTTGACCCCAAGCACATACGTTACTGTCGCCTTGGTGTAAGTATCGGGCTCAGCACTGCACAGACAAAGTCGATCACAATTGGAAACGATGTAGTCCAATATGTCTTCGAGACCAGCATCAGGAATATATTTTGTAGCCATGCTTCACCCACTCTAAGGAATGTAACCGAGATGCACTCTGAGAACGTCAGCGTCATCCCAAATCTTCAGCCACTTGTTTGTCAGGTCAATCTTGAACTGTGCATCACTAGACTGTGCAACCCCAGCTGTGATAGTCCCAAAGTCAGCTGCTATTGCTGACAGCGTTGCAACGTTGATCTCCGTTGCTGTCACTGCATCTGCATCTATCTTCCCGGCTGTAACAGCCAGAGCTGCAATCTTGTCAGCTGTGACACAGCTCGCATCAAGGTTGTCTGTGACTATCGTCCCATCGACAACCATGTTCCCATCAATCCCAACCATCGCCTCACCACCAACGTCACCAGTTGTGAGGATTCCACTTCTCTCCCAGTAGTGAGAGTTTGTAACGGGTGGTGTTCCAGAGGATGGTGCTTGCGCCAGCGTGTCAGCATGGATACAGCGATAGACCCTGATCTGACTGTCCGTGCATGTGTAGCTTACCCGGTCATCAATCTGATACGTTGTCCCAGCATTGTACGCAGCTGGAGACGTGCCCTTGAGAGCAGTCATGAGATTGTTAATGGTGGTCTGTATACTATCAACACCATAGACCAAGTACCCGTTGACTGCGCTTGTGGGCTCCCATGTTGATGCAACACCGTCCCAAGACATGGCCCTTACCCAGTACCAGTAATCCTTGGTCGGGTCTACGTTTGAGTGCAGGTACTCATGTTGTGGGTATGTGACAATGCCTGTTTGAACAGCTGCACTTCTACTGGCAGATGTTGCTATCCATACTTCGTAATGGGAAATCAGCTCTGTGGAAGAAGTCGGATTTGTCCAGGTAACAAGGTGATTGAATGCACCTATCCTTCCTGCGTCAGTGTCTATGACCTGCTTCAAGTCTGTCGGAGGAGGTGGAGCCGTGAGGTCCGGGGTGTCACCGAGAATCTCAGCTCCAGACTCTTGCAGATAATTTACGAGACTTGAACTTGCCATGTCACGGAGCGTGACCATCCTGTCAGCTTCGTTCCCACGCTGACCAAGCATCGTCTCGATGATCTCCTTTACAGCTCTGTTGAAGTCAGGATGATCAGCTGCGGGTAAACCACGATACGCACTTGATGGAGTTGAACTTGCCATTATACCAGCTCCGAAGCACTTGTTGCTAATTGTACAGAGTCCACAGACGTGAGCGTTCCAGACAGCTGGAACTCTTTATCTGTTGCACCACAGTCAGAGGGCAACCTGAAAATACCCTCAGCTGTGAGTGACTTGCTCAGCTTCTCAGAACCATTGAGGTAGTATTTGAATGTCAGTGAACCAGCTCCGTAGTTGCCCTTGACCTTGGCGCAGTTGAACTTGTCAGGGCTCACAAACTTCTTAGACTTCCAGGTGAACGTCAGCCCCGTTGCATTGGTGTCAAAGGAAATGATGTACGAGTTGACACCGCTGTTGTCAGTTCCCAACACGTAGAGCGTGTCGTCTGTTGAGTAATGGTAAACGTCCCTCACCACTGTGATCGTGGAGGGGATCGTAAAAGTTGTGACCTCTCCTGTCTGAGGGTCAACACTGATCCCTGTGTTTGAGCCAGCAACGAATGCGGTGTAGCAATCCCCGTACCACTCAGCTATAAAGTTTGATGGACCGAGAGCAGTCCACTGTGCTCCTGTGTATGTGTTAGCTGTGACACAAACAACAGAGGAGCCATTGCAGAAGTAAAGCCCATCCGATGCTGGGTAGTAAACCCCATCTGCGGTACTCACTACCCCACGCTGTGACATACACTTTGTGCTGATTGGCACAGCTGTGCTGACCAGCGAATCTGGTGTAGCCCCCGTAACGATGTAAGGAAAGCTTGAAGACAGAATCAGGATAAACTCTTTTGTTGCCCCTATTCCAGTTATGTCACTGTCAACACTGACCACATAGTCTGTCGGGTACGCATAAGGGACAAAGGGCTCGGAAACGTACATGTCTTTCCCGTAAGCACCAATGAGCATACCATTGTGAGCCTGTGTCAAATACAGCAGAGCTGTGGGTGGAACAGCCCAATCCGTTGTTTCGAGAACATCTGTGCTAACAGTCTTCAAGGAACCTGCGTTGTAATCAGAGTACGTTGTGTTGGCAAATGCAATCTGATCAAGGTAGCAGTACTCCGCTCCTGTTGTTCCAGAAGCAAGCCTGTAGATCCTCTTGTACTGAAAATTGTTGGCAGTGTCTGTCGGGGTTGTCAGGACGCTGAGGTTTACACCCTCTCCGTTCTCAACATCTATCACAGCTGTTGCAGGTGACGGAGCTGATTCCTCACCCCAAGCTGTAACCATTGTGAACACATAGCTCACAGTGGCTTGGGTTGTTCCGTCTCCCGTGCCCGTGATAGTCAGAGTAGGAGCCACAGCTGGAGGGGTGACACCAAGTCTATATGATGTTGCAGTACCCCACAGAGTACTGTTTGACTGTTTAGGAAAAGTACCGTCTGAAAAATAAAACCTGTTGAGTGATTCCTGAATGAAGCTGTCAACTACATACGCAGTGACACCTGTCCCAAGAGTTATCCAGCTGCTCCCGCATCTCCACAATGTCTTCGGAAGAGTGGTAGCAAGAGTAGACACAGCTGTAATACCTGACATGCTCCTAAGATCACCCCTTGAGAGATCAACATTGCTTGCAGTCTGAGCCTGATTGACCTCCAAGTTCTTGGGGTTCTTTATTGGAAATGTTCCCGCAAAGTTGGTAACAGATATGGCTGGCATGCTTACTCCCAATCAACTTGTCCAAATAGTCTTGGAGTTACCTCAAGTGGTGTACCACTGAATGCCTTGAGTACCTTCATCCTTGCTCGGCTTACCCCACGTTTGTACTCCACATAATACATGGCTGCACCAGCAGGGTCTGTCCATTCCTTACCAGGCATAGACATGATCTTGTACTTCACACCAGCTGCGATGGTGTCCACCCAATCTTCAAGCAAGCAATCGTCAACTGTGGTAGCTGCCCGTGTTGGTTTCACTGACATTCTGATGTACAGGTTCTCATCCGTGGTTTCCCTGTCGTAGATTCTGATTGTGGACGTTGATGGGAAACTGAAATAGATTGTGTTGTCATCGTGGAGACTTTCCCACACATCATCTGGAATTGTGTTCTGCAACTCCCTGTACTTTGGAATGTAGGTTGTCCCATCAAGGTTGAATTCCAGAACTGTTACGGGTCTGCTCGTTGTAAGCCACTCACCGAGGGGTATGTCAATTGCGTTCTGGTAGTCTTCATCAATGTCATCAGAGTCCAGCTCCACGTTGAACTCCCGTGTCAAGATGTGTGTCTTGTCACAGAAGTCAATGATCACACTGAGTATCTCCCTTTCCACTATTGGATCGGGACAGGGAAGAACATCAGCAGCAACATACTTCTTGAAAGTTGTAATCGCCTGAGACATTACTTTCCTCCCTGTCCACGTTTAGCATTTATCAGCAGCTCCATCTGGTCTAGCTTGCCGAGGCTCGTTAGAAAAGATTGATAATGTGCGATAGCACGTTCCGCATTCTGGACATAGTCCGCATCCCTGCTGAACGCTCTGAACAGAATGTAGTCCAGAAGAGTGTCAGCATGTTCGTCCCCGAGAGTGATGGACGCATCTATAGCAATACTGGTCGGCATGGTAGCAACCACGATCTCAAGATAGTTGGTCCCCGGAGACTGTGGATAGACCATAAACTTCTTCGGGGTTGTCTTGGGGTCGTAGACCACATGCTTGACCGTTGTGCTGGCGGTCTCTGTTGTCCAAGTGGGCAACGAGGTATCCATCCACCTTCTATCCACAACAGTCACTGGTGCCCCTCTCGTGGTCCCCGTGGTACCCATGTTGCAGAACGCATCAAGAAGAATGATTCCCCCTGTCGGGAGTGTCTGCCAAAGGCCAGAGGCTAGAAGAACAGATGACACAGAAGGGTTAGCATCAGGCTTCTCTTTTACGATCACCCGCATCCCTTGATTCAACCAAGCCAGCAGCTCTGCTTGAGTCCACCGGGTATTGGAGGAATCCTGGAGAATCTCTTCTGCTTGGTCTACAATTGCTGAAGCTAAAATGTTTGCCATTGTGTCTCCTTATGGGGCAGGGAACGGTCCCTTAACAATCGAGTACGGAAACCTTTGAACCTTCCGAACTTTCCATTCGATGTCCCCGTTCTGAACAACTACCTGGGCAAGCCTGTCCTCAACAGCATCCTTGATACAGCTGTCAAGAATGTACGTGGGCACATCAATCTCAACTTCCCGTGGAAGATAGAACGCTCTTCCATTGTGACCAACAAAGATATACGGCAGGTCCAGCTCTGACGTATTGTGAAAGACCACACGGGTGAGCATAAGGTTGGGGATCTCTTTCTTGAGAACATCGATGCCAAGAGCCTTCACTTTGTCATCATCATCCTCGTCCTCAGTGAGTATCTCTCCAGCTTTCTCTTCTTTCATCACAGCAGCTTTCAGAGCTGTAATTGCTTCCTTCCTGGCGAAGGGCTCAATCTTGACACCGTACTTTTCAAGCTCTGCCTGAATCTCCGAATCTTTCCACAAATAATAATTTATCGACTTAGACATGTTCTTCTCTCCCTCCAGTGTTCATCCCTCCAGTTATAAAATCCAGGGAGGAGTGGAGGGGGCTCCTCCCTGGTTTACAGCCAACTCACTGATTAGTCAGTGAGGTAACCGTCAGCCTGAGCTGCGCACTCTACCCGGACCATCCAGGAGTCATTGAGGATAATAGTCGTAGCCATGGTTTTCCAGGCAACGTGTCCCCTTTGAGCCATCGGGTCAGAATCAGAGGGTTTGGGGTTAACCACCATGGGCACGATGCTCTCTTTCCCTTTGAGGGGAACGAGGCCATACGCATCCTTGGCGAAGTAAAGAATGGGATACACGTCAGCGTTAGTCCCATTGGTCTGAACCACGTTGGTTCCACCAGTAGCACCCGCAGACTTCCAGGGCTCCACAATGGTGGACACGATGTAACGGCAATCACCGATCTTGCCAATCTCGCCTTCCAGCGGGGCAACCGTGCCGTACTTTTCACTCGCAACGAAACCACTGGCTTTGCGAATATTGTATTCCAAGTCAGGGTGACAGATGGCGATGAAAGCAGGGCTGATCGCTTCCGTTCCATAGGACGGGGTTGACTTCACGATGGAGGTAATAGGCCGAGCAAGCTGCCTCTTGAGCGTCCTGACAGCGGTCCTCTGCACGGTAGCGGAGAACACAGCATTCACGTCAGACCGCTGGGTATTGGCAACCGCAGCGTAGACCACGTTGGTCCCGGCCTTGAGAACGTTGAAACGGGCTTTCTCCATGATGATCGCAGCCTGTTCCCCGAGGACTTCAGTAGCCTCAGAGAGGATGGGGTCTTCATGGGTATCCATGATCACGTCAGTGATCACGGTCCTGTCACCGTACTGGACCAGAGTAGCATCGATGTCCTGCTTGTCCAGCTGGGTGGCATCAGGGGTCACACCTTCCGAGAGCTGCTTTTGCGTGGGGTCGAAATTCGAGGTCGCAAAATAGTCCTTCGGGGTGAACGTGGTGACGCTAGAGTGTTTCAGAAAGTAGCGTCTGAATTTGATGGTTTTGGAACTATTCTTCGGAAGGGGTTTGCTCTGCCCGTACTTCTCGAAGACCATGAAAGGCATTCCTCTGGTGAGGAGTTCTTTCACAACATATGCAGCAGTCCTGGGACTGATATCACCATAAACGGTATTCATCGTAATTCTCCATGGTTGTGTTAGCCACGGATTGCGTCATCCCACCCTGCATCAAAATCGTCCTTGTCAGTTCGTCCTTTCCCTTTCGGGCTCCCGCTTGCGCTGGAATCAACTGCAAGGAGGTCTTGTGCTTTCTTGGTAGAAGGTTTAGTCCGTGACGGGGTTGGTGTCTCTTTGGTGGTGCTCGACTTCTTGTACAAGTCGAACATCTCTATAACCTCTTCTGTTGAACCTTCCTTCACCACTCTGTCAAGACTTTGCTGCATGATCTTGGGTTGTGTCTCAATCCACTCAGTTAGCTTTCCAGACTTTACAATGTCCTTCCAATCTGAATGTGCCTTGCCGATAGTTTCAAAATGTGCATCGTCATTGCTCTGCTTGATGCTCTGCTCAATCGGCTCGATCTTCTTTGCTACCTGAGTGATCTTGGGCTCAATGTCCTTGATCTTGTCATCAACAATCTTGCTGGCGATCCTTCTCGCCAGTGCCTTGATAGGCTTCTCGAGTGACGGGAATTCTTCCACGAAGTCCTTCAGAACTTGGTCATCTTCCTCCCCACCAGGGAGAGCTTCCCCGCTCTTGGCCTGAGTTGAGTCTCGTTCTTGGAGCTTCTTTTCGAGGGCTGCTCTCGCAGCTGCCTCATCCTCTGCCCTCTTGTTGGCAGCAGAGATTCTGCCTTCCCAAGATTTCATCTTCTGTTCAACCTTGGCTCTCTCTGCTTCCGCAGCCTCTGCCTTGGCTTTCCAATCGATCTCCTCTTGGGCTTCAGACTTTTCTTCTTCCTTCGGTTCTTCCTTTTTCTCTTCTTCAGCTGGCTTCTCTTCCTGCACTTCCTCTTCAGGCTTGTCCTCTTTTACTTCTTCCTTGGCAGGTTCTGGCTCAGCTACTGCTTCCTTGAATGCCTCATCAAACACTTCTTGATCGGTCTTCTCTTCAGCAGCTTCCTCTTTCTTTTCCTCTTCCTTCTTCTCTTCGTCAGCCATGTTCCCCTCCTGGTATCCGAGACAATCTTCCCTGCTCGGGCCGAATAACATGTTAGTCTCCTATCGATCCGCTGTAAACCTCTTTGGGCTCACCGGGTGCAGTAAACTTCAGAATCTTTCTCAGTGCTGCAATTGCACCCTGGTTGCGGACTACGTCTTCCTGCTTCGCTGAATCGTTTGCTTCTCTGTACGATTCAATCTCCCTGGAGAAGAGAGTCCTGAATAGCATGAAACACTCAGTCCCCTCAAACTCCTTTATCTTGTTATATAGGTTGTCCTTCTGCACTAATCACCTCCGGGACTTTGCCCCCCTGCAATTCCGCAGGTGTAGTAGATTCCATGGTAGGACGCATCCCACCTTCTTCCTGTGGATTGACATGCCCACCAGATGAAGCCTTCATCTCTGCAAGCTTCATTGCGAATGCCTTCTCCTCTGCTTGAGCCTGTGCTCTAGCATCCTCTTCCATCTTGATAGTGTTGGAATCCTTGATCAGGCCCAGCTCTCCAAGGTCCATGGCTTTAGCCATCTCCTTCAGCACGTTGCCACGGTTTGTGTACATCAGGTCAGTGGGGTTGTTGGTGTAGTTCAAGAACTGCATCAAACTCTCCATCCTCACCTCTCGTGCAATCAGGGAAGAAGACCCAACAGCTGTAATGCTGAAGTCGCCCTTGACATGTTCCTTCGGGTTGAACTCCATGTTCCAATGATACAAAGCTTTGATGAAGGGCTTGGTGATACCATCATCAAAGTTCTTGATCTGTTCTTTCAGCGTAACGTTGGCAGCACCCATGAGCATCGACAAACCAGTGGCTGTCTTCCCTGCACCCTGCACCTGATTACTATCACCATACATGAACCGAGGAATCGTGGTGATGTCATCAGCGGAGTTCAGGAAGAAGTTGATCATGTTCATGTACTCTCCCGTGTAGCTCGTCACATTGTACACACGGATAGCGGGAGACGCTGCTTCCATTCCCATCCCATCTCTTGCGAACACCCTGAAGGGATAGATGTCCCTCGGGTCTTCTGAGGTGTCAAGAAGGTCAGTGTTGGCTTCAATGATTGGCCCAGCTGCAATGGCAGCGTTGTCAAGCATGGCTCTCACACTGGCGTTGAACAGCTTCTGCACATCTCTCATGATCGTGGGGATGCCTTCACCGAAGATGCTCGTGTCATCTTTCTCGTAGTAGTACACGTGGTACGGAATCTCGACACCGTCAATGCCAGACACCACAGCTTTGATGATTATAGGACCAAGGAGCCAGATGTTCACGGCAACTTCAGGACCGAGTGTCTCTTCGTCTATATCAACACCAGCCTCAATGAGATCTGCTGAATTGACATATCCCCAATATTCCAGAATCTCGTATTTCTGTCTGCGCTTTATTGCACCCGTTCCCGTGCCCAGCGTGGATGTCCCAGCACTCGTTGTTTCCTTATAGCCAGTAGTGCTCGAGCCTGAGCCAGCACGGTTGAGTGTGTTGAGATCCTGCTCCCAGTTCTTCAGGGGAGCATCACCTTCCTTCTGGTTCTTGATGTACGCTGTGATTGCAGCTTTGTTGAAGTCTGCCCTCTTTGCCAAATCCCACACCTTGTGTCTGGACATGACGTGTCTCTGAAACACACCACGGGCATTAGCCATGGTCCTCGCACTCATGTCAGGATAGAAGTCCCACACGGACACGTGCTCGCACCAGGGGCTGTACCGCTCCATGGACACGGTGACCCACTCTCCAGTTTGCTCATTCGGCAACCACCTCTTGACTATCTGTCTCTTGACCAGCGGTCCCTTGAGAACACCCGTCCCATAAAGGTTTCCATCTTTGATGGTGTTGCGAATGGTCTGCCTGTACTTCAGTTCTACGAGCTGGTCAGCCATATCCATCTCCATGGCTTCACAGCGTTTCTTCGCTTCCTTGTTGATCTCCTGCTTGATAAACTCCTCTGAGATCTCCTGACCTGTCTGTGCTATGTACTGCTCAACAAGACCCTGGACAAGCTGTGGGTTCATCTCAGGAACAGGGGTAGGTTCAATGCCCCAGTTCTTTTCCCCGTTAGCAGGGAAGAGCAGGTCCGTTTCACGAGCTGAGACTGCATTCACCTTTGTTCTGGTGATTGACAGGAAAGCCTTCGATCTTTTAGGGTGGAAGTTCTTCAGCACAGCCGGGTCGTACTCACCTCTCCACTGTCTGAGATCTTGCAGCCATCTCTCTTCCAGCTCACGTCTGTCGATCTCGTACTCATTGAAAAGCCCCTTCAAGGTAAGCGCAAGCGGTGTCATGTACTTTGTGTAGTCATCATCCGTTGCAATCTTCTCTGCCCTTGCAGCTGCCTGAAAGGTTTCTGTGTACAACTGTTGATCCTGCTCTTGTTTCTTGAGGTCGTTCTGGTCCACTGTTTACCCCTTAGTACCCAGCAGATTGATCAGCTGGGTTGTTGTATGATGCTGGTCTCATCTTCTTTCTCTTCTTGCCTGTTCGACCTTCTGAGCACTCGAGAGCTGCGTACTGCAAAGCTTCATGAATATGGCTGTAGATATTCTTTTCCCACTTGTCCTTAAACAGCCCTACCATATCATCAGTGACTTGCATTGCGCTGGTTCTCTTCTTCTCAAACTTGAAGTCGCTGATGAAGCCCTTCCGCAGATACTGACATTTGTTCCCGAGGACCAGACCATCACGTTTTCTCAGGAAGTACACTACCGATTCTTTACGCCTCAGCTGGTTGTTTGTCTTTCCCAGCCTGAAATTCAGCCCACAATTCTTGATGATCTCAGCTGCTGCCTTAGCATCATTCTGTGATCTGTTCACAGCTGCCGGGTCTATGACCAGCTCAAAGCTGTGCTTCGGGTAGTGGATTGCAATGTGTGGCTTCAGGATATCCTGACAAAACTTCTCAATGCTGCAATCCTCTGTCACCAATTCGTCAAGGACCAGGAAGTTGCCCATAGGTGTCAGCTGTGTGAACGCTGCTGCCGGGGTAAGCCCGAGGTCCATTCCTATGATGATCGGTACCCCCATGATCGGCTGTGTCAACTTCTCACTGTAGTGGACACTGTCAATGTACTCTGGATACACAGGTCTTCCAGATCTCACCATGCCATAGTTGTTGAGCACCATGACATTGACCCACTCAGGGTCAGCACCGTAAACCATTTCCTCGTAGTAATCAGCTGGAAGGTTTGTGATGTTGTCCGCTTTGGGGTTGACAATATAACAGTTTCCACCACCATCAACAATGCTGCTCTCTCCCTGGTCAACCCGCAGCAGAGCTGGAGGTTGCCTGTAGAAGCTGTGCTTCGGAGGTTTCTCTTCCTCAGCCAGATTGTACAGCCAGTGGTTGGACGGTACAGCGTTGTAGTCACAGATGATGAACGGAGCCCTCGGACCACCAGAAGCCATGTCAGGATACCGATTGGTACGAGACTTCAGCATCTGATGCACAGCCTTCGGAATCTCGGCTGCTTCGTTGAGGTGCGCTCCTGTCAGTTCGAGTGACTGCAATTTGTTCACGTCCTCTTCCCGGTCCAGAGCTATGAAGACGATCTCGATCTCAACACTCGTCTGCCCATCAGGGTGTGGCAACCTTATCATGCCCCTGATTGGTACATCATACGTAATCGTGATCAGGTTCTTGAACCAGTTCTGCCAGGACTTTACAACCGTGGACTTCAGAGCTGGGTACGTTGCCCTGAGCACCCCGTACCTGGACCGTCTCACACCATCGTACTGCGGAACCTGCATCAGCCCGTTGAGCACAATGTGCCAGATGCACCCTGAAGACTTCCCCGAACCAACTGGTCCCATGCAGAAGATGTACTTGTTCGGGTCTAGGTGAATCTGTGCAAATGTTGGAACACTGGTATAGTTTAGTTCCATACTTACATCACACGTACTTCATAAAAGTAGTATGCATGCTTTGCGCTGTTGCTTAGCGTTATCTCAAAAATAAGTGTGTGAGCAACATCACTCTTGTACGCAGCCGTAGTCGGATAATTGAAATACACAGACACAATGTATGAGGATGAGACCACGGTCTTTACCGTATCCACTAGCTCACTCGATGTGTCTGTCTCCGAAGCAAGAGCATCCTCTGGATTGACTTTCCCAAGATAGGACTTGACGGTCACGCTGGAGAGAGTTGTTCCAGACGGAATGGCATTCGTAAAGTCAAACTTGAATGGACCGTAGTCCGTAGAGTTGTAACGAATTTCAATTTTGGTTTTGTCAAAATCCATTGCCATTGTTTGTCTCCTCTAGGAGTTGGCTCAAGTATTCCTTGGTGATATTGATTGATGGTTGAACCCAATTCTTGAGGGACATGTCTCTTATGAGTGTCTCTCTCATAACCCGGAACACTTTCCTGTTGACTTTGTAGCTGTCGATCAGTTTCTTCATGCTCCTAGCAAAGGTACCGAGTATGTCTGACTTGTAAACATTCTCATTCCAGTTATACGTAAGGAGCACAAAAGCCTCAATCACAGCCTCACCATTCTTGTCGAACCCCTTGCTCATGAATGCATCAGACACAGCTGTGAGTGCCTCGAAGACCCTGTCCTCAGAAGCAAGCTGAGAAGGTGGGCTCAATTCGAGATCCTCTATCATTACCTTGGATATCACTTCCACCTGAGTGGCTACACCAGGAGAAAGAATATTCCCATTACCCTTGCTAAGAACTTTCTTCACAGTTTCAAAGTTCATTTTCCCCCCATGAATCTTTCCAGATACTGGTCAACCACAATCTTCTTCTCCGGGTTGCACCAATCATAAAAGTAAGCCAGCACACCCTTCTCCTTTAGCCCATCAAATGTTGCTGCAACCTTGATATGCTCCAAGGCGCACACAGTTGGTATTACCATAAACGGATCTTGGTTCACTTCAAACATTGACCCAAGGCACTGCCCTGTGCAGAAGTGACCAACAAAGCAGCTCTCACACTGTGGCATTGTTCTTGTGTGGATAGTCTCCATAGCAATCAACAGCTCCGGGTTAATTGCCTTGATGCCCACTATCTTGTCGTTCTCCACTGCAAACTTCCAGAGGTTGGTTGACTTGTACGCACAACGATGACAAACAGAGGCTGTCAGGTCTCCAACCCTGAGCTGTACTGTTGACTGTACTGAGCAACCCATCCCTCTACCTACCGTCCCCCACAAGGTAGTAACATTGAAGGGCTTATGCTGGTGACACCACTTGGGTAGATCTTCTTTCTTGACAGGAGCAAAGTCAACTATCCACCTCATCACAAACTTCCAGAAATCATAGAAGTCCTTCAGCTGTTGCCTGGACCACTCTTTATTGCGAACTTCCAGAAGATAAAGCTTCAACGGACTGATTCCGTATCTCTTGAACATCTCCTGAAACCACAGAAAATTTTCTTTCCACCTCTCAATGTTATTGCTATAGACCATAGGATGGAAGCCAACAGAATGCTTCTGAGCAAAGTTAAAAAGTTTGTCGTAGTAATCATCAGTATATTTTCTCCCATCCCTGAAAGGTCGATTCTCCTCACAAAACTTTCCATCTACAGATGCACTGAGATGAAAGCCAATACCCAAATTCTCTGCCTTTGCCAGGAGTCCCTCCATCCTCTCTGTCTTTTCCTCATCGAAAAGGAATGACATGTTTGTTGGAGTGGACAGCATTGGCTTCAATCCATTCCTCCCATAGAAGTCAAGGATCTTATCCGCAGCCTCATACCCTACGTCCTTAGCAAAAGGCTCACCAGAAAAGATCTCGAAGACAGGGTACATCTTGTTCTCTTCAAGCCAAGCCATTAGGATGTCCAGGTTATGCAGCACATCTTCCTTGTGCCCAATCGTAGCCGGGTACAAATCCTTCTTGAATTTTGCTAAGTAACAGTACTTGCACCGAAGATCACACTCACCACTGAGCTGAACCTCTAGGTGGCTGTAGTTGTTGAAAGCCTCGTCAGTAGGGCTTTTCCAAGCCTTGAAAAAAGTGCGATTCAAGAAACTTTCAACTAAGAGATCGTTCTGATTCATCGTGTTCCTTTACTTGTAGCAAACCGCAAAGTCCGCATTATTTGCGTTGTTTGTGTTGTTTGAGTAATTAGCAGCATTATCCGAACCATGGAGAGTACCATCATACCCTACATCATTCGCTGCCTCAGCAGTATTGTTCTTTGTCGCATCAATGGTATTGTCTTTATCGGCATCAACGGTGTTGTCTTTGTCCGCATCGTTGGTGTTGTTTTCCCCCGTGTCAACTGTCACATCGTCTGATGCATTCTGTGAATCATCCTGAGCTGCATCAACAGTAACATCGTTAGCACCATCAGCTGTAATGTTCTGAGATGCGTCCACACTTACATTCCTGGTTGTTTCTGCCAGGAAATTATCAGAAGCATTTACTGTCTCATCATTGGATACATCTGCCGTATCATCCTGCGCAGCGTCCACGGTGTTGTTCTTGGTCGCATCAGCAGTGTCATTCTCAGCAGCATCTACCGTGTTGTCCTTTGCTAAATCAATAGTAACGTCTTCATCAGCATCTACTGTATTGTCTTGGGTTGCATCAACTGTGTCATCCTCAGCAAGGTCAACCGCATTGTCCTTGGTTGCATCAGCAGTATCATTCTGAGT